TAGAAAGAAGGAACCTGATCCTCGGTCCTATGAGACGTGCAAGATCAAGGAAGTTATTGTCAGAAACAGTCCTCCACTTTAATTGTGGATAGACGTTACTTCCAGTAACCACCTTTCCAGCGAACTCAGCAAGTTCACTAGAAATTAAGGTCTTGTCCGGAGCATAGGGGCACCCCGCAGTTTTAAGGAAGTTGATATATTTCTCATACAGTAAACTGTCGAGAATTATAACATCATCACCTAAAACGAAGAATTCATGATTATATTTCTTACCTAGCAAAGTAAGAAGTACTAGACCATGAGTTAGAGTGAATGTAAAGAAAGAAGGGTTGAAGCCTAACGGCTGACCTTTCTTCCATACAATCTCTCCCAAATCCGAACGCCAAGTACTTCGAGAAACATCTCGAAATAATTTAACGTAAGGGTTTGTCTCTCCATAAATCGCTTCCAAAGCGATTTGTTGGATCTCATATGGAAACATATCAGTTGCAGAAGACAAGTCTACAGAGTAGACAGTCTTGTGTTCTTTAATATGCTTCTGGATGAGTGGGAATGCCTTGCTTTGATCGTGGGTACAATCCCAATCAAGAGTAGACACAAGCTGACCTAGATCCGCCTTAAGTGGTTGTGAAGCCACCTGAAACAGACGATAGGGCGAAGCAATGCTTCTCAGCTTATATCCAGGTTCCTGAAGGAAATGAACCTCACCGCCCACCATGGGGCCATAACCGATATCATCGATATGAACGGAATCACAATATCCGCGAACATCGATTCCCTTAAAGACATGAGAATAAATCTCATCCCATAAGGATCGTATATGGTTCCAAGTCATCGTATTATCAACGAGCATAAGCTCGTTTAATAATTTCGATGACTGTGGTACGGATCTCAAATCAGCTGAAGGGGCTCGCTTATTAGGCGAACCTCTCCAAAAGACTAGAGATTGAGGATTTCCACGAATGGTTCGTCCACGGATAGTGTCTTTTACCGTGCGTCTAAAAGCACGGACAAAAGTCTCCGGTATTACTACCGGGGTAGCATTGACTGCTTGTAAGAATTTCTTCTTTTGGGTATCTGTTAAACTAACAGATGTCCAATGAGAATAGGCCATGAAAGCGTTAAGAACTTTCGAAAAGTTCTTATCGTTTTTCATACCAAACCTCAGCAAACTGCCAACAACGCCCTTGATCTCACCTCTACGATTCCTTGCTAAAGGAGCTGTAATGGGAGATTTCGCGCGCAACTGGATTAGTGTAAGTTTCAACGATTTACATCGTTTAACTGTCCACTCTTCCCCGCTACACACTGTCCACCTACACAGTAAATCCACGAATGGATTTATCGTATAGGCTGGGACACCAATAACAGAGAGTCGTAACGTCAAACCCGATTGTGTGCTCGCCATTGCTGGTAAGTACATGATACTGGTCCTTTCTGCAACAATTAGTTGCATTAAATATTCGTGTCCAATCAGGAAGTCGACGTGACCTCGCTCGGATTAGTTGGACCCCCGTAAAGCCTTTAGTATGAAGGTGATATCAAGATGCTTATTAAACAACGACCTATGCCAGAAGATCATTCTTC